AAATTAATGAAGTTGAAATTAATTTAAATGGTAAAAATCTAAATGCAAATGGTTCATCTACAATTACTCTTACTGGAGCAACTATTGCAGATTTAGGAACAGTTTCTTTAGTTACAATTGATGGTGGAACGATTAATGATGCAAATGTAAATATCACAGATGATAGTGGTGCAAAGATTATTACAATATCCGCGGCGGGTCCGCACATACTTACTGGAGCAACATTTGCTAATGGAACATTTAATAATGCATATTCGGTTGGTGGTTATACACATTCTGCAAATATATCTGTTAATACTGCATCAGCTTTTGTAGCTAATGTTGGGGCTATCTTTGGAGCAGATGTAGCTACTGCTAATGTGGCTATTGGTGATTTTCCAGAATATACCACTGCTCCACTTGCACCATCTTCATCTAAAGGAAGACTGCATATAAGATCAGATTTTGCAGATGCAGGAACAACAAATCCTACTGCCGCCGTATCAACTGCTGATGAATTAGTATTAGAAAATGAAAATGATGTAGGAATGACATTTTTATCTGATGTTGAGTCTAATGCACATATTATGTTTGGTGATTCTGCTGATGCAGATATTGGAGGAATTGTATATAATCATCTTTTAGATAGTATGTATATAGTCACAGGTGGTGCAAATACAGTTGAACTTGGAAATGAGTATGGTGGTTATATGCAAGTTGCTGGTGGAGATACATTAGGAACTCAAACAGGAAAATTCCATGTAAATGTTGGATCATCTGATGGAACAGCAGGAATTTTTCTAGATTCAAATGATGTGGATCAAATAGGTGTCTCAATTGATGCGGCACAAACAACTGCAAATGTTTTTGAAATTAATGCCGATGCATTTACTACTGGTCATGTGATTTCAATACATCGTGGATTAGGAACTGGTGATTCTAATGATGCTAATGGTTCTTTAATACATCTTACAGACAATAATAGTTCAACAAATGCTAGAGCAATTCTTGATATAGTACAAAATACAACAGGTGCTACTGGATCAACGGGATTAAAAATTACAACAGATGGTGGAACAGGTATTTCTGTTATACAAAACCAAAATACTAATCCAGGATTAAATGTATGGGCAACAAATGCTCATTCTACAAACTTGGGTCATTTCCAATCAGATGCAATTAATTCAACAGGTGTCACCCTATATGTTCAAGGAAATTCTAGCACAGGAGGAACAAAAGTTGTTGAATTTGCAAATTCAACAGGTAGTTTTTTTGCTGGAAGAGCAAATGGAGTAACTTGGTGTAGTCGTCTTGAAGTTGATACTTTTTTAACTCCAGATAACGATGCAGTTCACATGTTTGCTGTGAGAGATACAGGCGGAACAATTGTAAACCCAGGAACATAAGATAAAAATGGCAAAACCTAGTACAAGAGAAGAATTAAAACAATATTGCCTTAGAACTTTAGGAAAACCAGTTATTGAAATAAATGTAGAAGATGATCAACTGGAAGATCGAATGGACGAAGGCTTGCAATTTTTTCAGGAATATCATTTTGATGGTGTTGAAAGAATGTATAACATTCATCGAATTACAGGTTCAACTGTTAAAATTACTTCAAATACAGGCGCCTTTACAGTAGGCGAGAAAATAACTGGTGGAACATCAAATGCAACCGCAAAAGTAGTTTCTTCAAATACTACAGTTATTACATTTAAAAGTCATAAAGACACAGATGATATTTCAAATAATGATGTAACATCTAGTTTTTCAAATGGTGAAACAATAACTGGAAGTACAAGTGGATCTACTGCAGTAGCCGATACCGATGCATCATTGGTTACTTTTGGTGATGTAGACAATCATTATATTACATTAAGTGATTCCATAATTGGTGTGACAGGTATTTTTGATATACAAGATACTGGTGGGGGACAGACAACAAGTGATTTATTTTCGTTTAGATATCAGTTTCATTTAAATGAAATGCCATATCTTACTGCTACTTCTATAATAAATTATAAAATGTCAATGCAACATTTACAATTGTTGAATGATATGTTTGTAGGAAAGAAGCCTTTACGATTTAATAGACATCAAAATCGATTATATTTAGATTTAGATTGGGATAATGATGATCTTGAAGTAGATGAATATGTTGTTGCAGAGTGTTATAGAATAATTGAACCCGCAACATTTACAGATGTATACAATGATATGTTTTTAAAGAAATATGTTACGGCTCTTTTTAAAAGACAATGGGGAGCCAATTTAATAAAATATGAAGGAGTTCAACTTCCAGGAGGAACGACATTAAATGGAAGAACAATGTTTGAAGAAGCAATAACAGAATTAAGAGAAACAGAAGAACAAGTGTCTCTTAAATTCGAATTACCAGTTGACTTTATGGTTGGTCCAGGATAATGCCTACTAATTCTTACTTTAATCACTTACAAAATGCCTCAGAACAAAATTTACATCAAGATTTAATTATAGAATCGATAAAAAATTTTGGCATAGACAACTATTACCTTCCAAGACAATATATGAATGAGGATCTTCTTTATGGAGAAGATACTATTTCACAATTTAATCAATCTCATTTAATAGAAATGTATGTCAAGTCTGTTGACGGATTTGAAGGAGAAGGTGATTTTATTTCAAGATTTGGATTAGAAATAAGAGATCAGGTTATTTTTTCTGTGGCGAGAAGAAGATGGGAAAATTTAGGAACTGGTTATGATAGACCAAGAGAAGGTGATGTAATATTTCTCCCATTAAATAAAAAACTTTATGAAATTAGATTTGTTGAACACGAATCAATGTTTTATCAATTTGGAAAATTACCAATATTTGATTTAACATGTGAATTGTTTCAATACGATGATCAAAGAATTGATACTGGTATTGAAGACATAGATGAAGTAGAAGATAAATATGCTTATTCAATAGAAGTAACTCTTGATTCAGGAGGTTCAGGAAATTATGTAGAAGACGAATATGTATTTGTTGGTAGTACTGAAAGTTCTGCCAATACAAAAGGAAGAGTAATATCTTGGAATTCTACTGATAGAGTATTGAAACTAACAGATTTGAGGGGAACCTTTACATTAAGTCAAAATGTAGTTGGAAACACAAGTGGTGCATATTATACAGTAGGCACTACACCTGATACACAAACATTTGTTAATGATGCTTCAGCAAATAATATAACTATTGAAACTGAAGCAGATTCTATTATTGATTTCTCTGAAGGGAATCCATTTAGTGAAGGCAATATTTAAGTTGTAGATTCTGGAAGAATTGTAATCATTCCCTCAACTACTCTTTCCTTTGTTACCTCATCCGATTGGGTGTATTCAACATCATATACATATAATCCTGAAGACATATTTGCTGTTTGAGTAGCATTAGCGGTTATGGTCACATTACTGCCCGATACTGCCGTTGTGAAAGACATTATCCAGGAAGTATTAGTAGTTGTGTGGTTCTTTTTCATTTTAGAAGCACAAGTACCAGTACTTATAGTTACATTTGAATTGTTTGCATCTTTAGCAGTAAAAACTTTTTCAAAGTTACTACCTTGATACATTGTTAAATTTTCGCCTTGAGTTTTTATTGATAGTGCCATAAGACTATTTATACAACTAAATAATATTACAATCTTTATGGAGTATTATGTTAGGACAAACTTTTTATCATCAAACAATAAGAAAATATGTTGCGTTGTTTGGTACGCTATTTAATGATATTAATATTGAAAAAAAGGACTCGGGCGGTAATGTTTTATCTCGACAAAAAGTACCAATAGCTTATGGACCAAAGCAAAAATTTCTTACAAGAATAAATCAAGATGCTAGTTTAGATAGACAAGTAGCTATTCAACTTCCTAGATTGGGATTTGAAATGACTGGCATGGCTTATGATCCCGTTAGAAAATTAAATACAATAGGCTCATTGACACATAAAGAAACGATAAATGGAAATCGTAATGTTAAGAAGATGTATAATCCTTCTCCATATATTTTTGATTTTTCTTTATATGCATTTGTAGAAAATGCTGAAGATGGTACTCAGATATTAGAACAAATTCTTCCGTTTTTTACTCCAGAATTTAATGTGACTGTTAATATCATAACAGAAATGGGTCTCTCGATAGATATTCCAATCATTGTTCAAAGTGCAACGAGTGAAGATTCTTACGAGGGAGAATTTTCTGCCAGAAGAACAATTATTTGGACAATATCTTTTATGATGAAAGGATTTATATATCCTGATATTAAATCTAGTCAATCAATTATTAAAACAATTGAAGTTGCATTTAAAGAAGTTGCGGATGCTGATACTACTGATCTAAATCATGAATTATTGTTAGAAACTTCTACTCCTTTTGATCAAGATCAATTTCTATTAGAAACAGGAAGTCTTCTCTTAACTGAGGATAGTATAACTGAACTCGGTCAGGATAATATAATCAGTAAAATTACAATTATACCTGAAGGAGGAGCAAATACATATATTATTCCAGGAGATGATTTTGATGCAAATACTACAATAACAGTTTATAGTCCACCAGTAGATTATAATGAAGCAACAGGTGTATACGAGTGAGGTAAGTTATGATAAAAGATTTTGAAGATAAATTAAATGAAATTCTAGAAATGCCTTCTGGCTCTATTGTTAAAAAGCCCATTGAAAGAAAAGTTGTTGCATCTAATCCAGATGATTTAAATACTGATTATAAGTATGTTCGTGAAAATATATACAATATTATTGAAAGGGGACATGATGCTATTGAAGATTTATTACAAGATGCAAGAGATAGTGGTAATGCCAGAATGTTCGAAGTTGTCGGACAATTAATTAAAACTGTAGGTGAACAAAATCAAAATTTAATGAACGTTCATAAACAAGTAAAAGATATCAAACAAGAAACCAGTACAGGACCTAATTCAGTAACAAATGCATTATTTGTTGGTAGTACTGCAGAACTCCAAAAAATGTTAAAAGATAAAAAAGAATAGTGGCTCATTTAGGACAAATCGATAGAAGATTTCCAGGACAAGTGGTTTTCACACGATATGTTACAGAAAATGCTGACTGGAAAAAATTAAAGCTGAGAATAGAAAATGGTCAGGTTGCCGAAATGTTTGAAGAAACTAATAACGCATTAAACAGTATGAATGTTACTATTCAACCCAGAACAGACATAATATTACTTTCAGAGAAATATAAAGAATTTGAAAGAAGAAAGTATGCTAATATTGAATATCAGAGAAAAAAAGGATATATATTAATTTCAAAAATAAGAAAACCTACAGACAATCTTAATTCAGAAAGACCGCAAAAATTACAAATATTAGCAGAAGATTTTACAGAAAAAGGCGACAATGAAAAAATAACAGTACTTTCTAAAAAAGATGTTCCAGTAAAATTATTTAATACTTATGAAGATTTAAAAAAAAGTATTGTTTGGGGTTTAGATAATAAAATTAGTAATAATGATTATCTTATAGAAAAAATAAAAACATATTTAGATAAAGATGATTTATCTGAAATTGATCTGAATGGTATTGATGATAGTCATATTGATGAACTAGGTGTTTATTTTGGTGAGATTTTAATAGGAATATTAGCATTTAAAAATCAGTTATCAGATACTTGTACTCCTTCTGATATGTTTGGAATTAATTTGAAATCTTTTAGTATACCGACTGATCCTGCATTTAAACTTGTTGATAGTAGTTTGATATTTGATACAACTACTGTTAGCATATCGAGTAAATATGATAAGGGCTCCGCCGCATCATTTATGTCGAATGTTCTTCCTTATGGAATGAAATATTATACTGGTTATAGAGATTGTTTTTTTAAAAAAATGTGTCGAGTTGCATCTAATATGGGATATACATCAGAACAAGTAGGAGCAAGTAGATTTAAATATTCAAAAAATATAACATTTGAAGTTGGATTAAGAACAGTATTAAAAATAAAAAAATCAATTGTACAAAATACAAATCATTCTATTTATGAAAGTATTCGAAAAGTCGCAATGAATCAGACTCTTTCTCCAAAAGAAAATCAAGAAATTGATGATGTAATAGTAGCAATAGAAGATTATTTTATAAAGAGAAAAACTTTCGATGGAAGAGAACAAGTTATACAAACAATAAGAAATAATTATCCCTTTACAATTACTTCTTTTTTTAATTATTCTGTAGCAAGTGTGTTTAATAATGATCGTACATCAAGAAAATATGTTCATGAAATAATTGGTGGTAAAAATTTTTATCAAGCAAATTTAAATAAAAGTAAATGGAGAAAAGGTATTATTGATATAAAAATGGTTTCTCCTAAATCTGCTACATTAAAAATATTAGGATCAATGTCAGGTGCTACAGATTTTACGGCAAAACAAGGTTTAGTAAATTACGAGTTAAAATAAT